GCCCGGCTTTGTTACGCGAGCAATCTCGCCGACAAGGTAATCGTACTGTTCGAGGAATTGTTCCTTGCTTTCGCAATTGGAAAAGTCACGCTCGCTTGAGCTGTAATTGTACAGGCCAGCAAAAGGCGGCGAGTAAATTGACAGGTCAATAGACTCATCCGGCAGAGTTGGAAGAACCTCCATGCAGTCGCTGTTATAGATTGCGTATTCCTTGGTCAATACCTGATCTTTCGCTTTCATTTCAAAAACTCCGGGATGATTACTGTTTTGTTGAACTCTTTTGTCGAGTGGCTAAAGTCGCGGTTAGCGTTTGCCACCAAATTACCGTACAGCTCGATTGCCTTTTGTGTTTTCTGTTTGAGCGCCTCAAGTACGCGCTCTTGGCCATCGCTGATGACCATATCACAGACTACCTCTGATTTCTGGCCAAATCGCCAAAACCGACGAATGGCCTGATAGTACTGCTCATAGCTCCATGTCGGGAAGAAAACAGTGTGATTACAGTGCTGCCAGTTAAGTCCCATGCTTGTCATCTTCGCCTTAGTGATAAGGCGGCTGATCTCGCCATTTGCGAACGCAACCAGGATCTCTTCCTTTTTGTCGATGCTCATGCCGCCGATGATTTCGACAGAATCGCGGTCTAGGCTTGCCAGTAGTGAGGACTCTTCGTTCAGGTTGCACCAGTAAACAGACGTCTTACCGCCGGCAAGTTCGACAGCCTTCTCGCATCGTTCTGTGACTGTCAGCTTCTGCTCCTCGCGAACCTCTGTCATGCTCTTCGCAGGCATGGCGAACAGTGACGCCTGACCATCTATCGTCAATTGCTTGTCGTTGTGAACCAGGTGCTTGCGAGTGTGCAAGGCCGGCAGTTCGTAGCCAGCATCAGAAAAGCCAAGGTCTGACGGCTTCTTAACCATAACAGACCATTGGTTCACCCATGCGAAGAAGTCGCGCTCGGCATGAGGCTTTAGGTAGAACTTCTCGCCGATGTTGCGATTATTGGCGTCTACGCTGTTCTGGTTGGACTTAAAGAACTTACCGAGCATGTCAATGTAGCCCATGTATCCGAGCGCCTCGGAGCTATTACCTAGCTCGATGAAGTCATTAGGGCTAGGCGTTGCTGTTGACAGGAACCGATACGGAACTCGCTTGATAAATGCGACAATCTGATCTCGCGTTTTCCCTGCGAAATTCTTTAGAATGCTAGACTCATCCAACATCACGCATTCGAAGTCGTCCGGGCTGAGTAAGTGAAGGCGCTCATAATTGCAAACGATGATCTTTCCGGTAAGGCTTCCGTCCTTTGAGTGCACTACATCAGATACGCCGATATTCTCGGCCTCCTTGATGAACTGGAATGCGACGGCAAGCGGGGTGAGAATAAGTACGCGCTTGTTTGTTTTGCGGACGATGTTTTCAGCTATGGCAAGCTGGGTCAGTGTCTTTCCCAGTCCGGTGTCTGCAAATATGCCCATCCTTCCCTTGCGAACAGCTTTTGATATGATCGCCTGCTGAAAGTCAAAAGCACGGTCAGGCATCCATACAGGCTCAAACCCGTAGCTGCCTAGCGTGTGCCGCTTCGACTCAATAAACGATTGATAGTCCATATTGTTCTCCCATAAAGTCCGGCAACTCTAACGCCATCCGTTCGCCTCGTCACTAGCCGTTCGTCGGGTTAGTCAATCCTGATTCCGCTGATTTCAAAAAACACATCAGCGTCGAAGTTTGGCAGCGCCTTCAGCATTGCAATCTGTTCTGCATCCGCTGATTCAAACGATTTCTGAAGGCTGGCTTTGTAGCCAATCGTTGCGTCAATGTCGAAATATAGGAAGTCTGGCTTGCGCGCATTCTCCCAGTCAGATCGTAGGCATGGCTTGTTAAATACGCGGATATAGTCCGATTGCTCCGAATTAAATGCGCCTGTTTCGTAATCACAAGCATTCCAGTCGCCGCTGTTGCGGTCGCCGCTGTTGCCGTCGCCGCTGTTGCCGTAGCCGCTGTTGCTGTTGCCATCAACCATTTTCAGCAATTCTTCGCGCGGAATAACGCGAACAATTCGGATACGATTCGTGCAGCATTTGTGTTGCGTCGGTTCTTCATAAACAATGTCGCCAACAGCCTCAACCTCTGCATATTCGTTATTGTCAAAATCAGGATAGTATTCCAGCGTCAGAACCAAATCCTTGCAGAAGTGGAAGCCGTTTTCGCAGAGCACTGGCTCGCCATCTACGAAATACTCCTTACCTTCTTCAAACTGAAATCCACGACAGACCAGCCCTTTGTCAAACGCCTTAAAGCCTTTTGTGTAGTTACGCATGATGCATCTCCCTTGTTGATGCGCCGACTGTACAGCGATCTGCCAGAATCGACAACGACCGTTCGTCGGTTAGATTAGCGAGTCCTGAATCGGCGCATCATCCGAGAACCTGGATTGTGCAAGTTCAAGATTGATACGCGCCTGCTTGAAGTAGCTATCTTTAAGCTCAATCCCGATAGCCTTGCGGCCAAGCGAAACCGGGCTATACACCTCGCTGCCAACGCCCATGAATGGTGTCAGCACAACCTCGCCGGGATTGCTGTACATCTCCACTAGCCGGTCAATCACGTCTAACTGGAGGGGGTGAACGTGCTTCTCGTCGTCCTCTTCCTTGCTATCACGGAATGGCAACACATTGTCGATTCGGATGTCATCCCATACGCTAGAGGCGTACCGTTGCCAGATGTAGTGACTCAACTTGTTAGACTTCGGGTCATCATGATCTGAATACATCTGATTCAGGGTTGACCACAACTGATCTGCGGTTAGCTTTGACTCGTTAGCGTTGTTCCACGCCTGCAAGATGTTCGGAAGGATTGGAGTTTCTCCAAAGTACTTCTTGAGTCCACACGGATGCGTCACTGGAACTGCGTTGTCTCCATTCTTTGTCAGAATCAACACATAGTCAGGCATTGCCGTGAAGCATTGCGTAGAGTCCTCTACGATGAGCTTGTGCATGAGGCTCTTTACCATTGTCCGCATACGAACCTTGAGAGGCTCCTTCCAAATAGTGATGCGGTTACGGTACTGAAATCCGTGCTTTTCATGGATGCGGATGATTTCATGCGGGAAATCCCAAAGACGACAGGCGTTGTCAAATACATCCGTGCAATGAACCGCCGTGATTCGGCCCGGCTTTGTTACGCGAGCAATCTCGCCGACAAGGTAATCGTACTGTTCGAGGAATTGTTCCTTGCTTTCGCAATTGGAAAAGTCACGCTCGCTTGAGCTGTAATTGTACAGGCCAGCA